CACCGCTAGCGTGACATGCAGAGACAAAGATGAGAGTTTGCAGAGGGAAACAGAAGCCGTTACCCATCGAGCAAAACTTGTGGTACTTTTGTACCAGTCCGTTATACTCGAATTCCTTCGACCTGATTCTATCGAGAAGATAAAACCAGTCAGGGGGCAAGAGTTCTCTTGCGAGACCAACCGAGATGGAGTCAGAAGCTGACGCCAGGTCGATAGTCACGAAAGAGTCCTCCGAATCGTCGAGTGACCCAGCACGGGCCATCCGTTGATTCCTTGTTTGGTCACGCAGATCGATGTTAACGCGCTTGAGGTAATTCCTCAAGACCTCGTCAACACCTTTCTGAATGTATCCATTAACAAGAGGCTCAACTGCTATAGATCGATAGATCCTAGCGGTTTTCGGGACGAAGCTGATTTTGTTGTTAGTTACGATACGGGATCTCTCAAGAAACCTTTTTAGTGCTCCTTGAGGGTCGACACAGTGTACGTTTCCGCGTTTTTCGAGGAAGACATCCCTCAATTGCGCATGACGCATTACCATGTCGAAACCGTACATCGCTGCGCCAGCGGTCACGGTCCACTGCCCACGGGAAATTTTCTACCCAACGTGGGTAGCGTTTCCATGGACGCCGAGAGACGCGCCGCTTCCGAAATCACACTTTTGAGCGATAGCATCATCGTCTGGCGCGAAGCCTATCACGTGAGTGATAAAGCTCCGCATCCTGGACAATACGTCGCTATACGGGTTTCTCCGTTGTAGGAGAAGGAAGAACTTGTTCATCCGAGCACACTTGCGCTCGGACTTCAAGAACTTCTTCCAAGCGTCCCCCTCGGGGTCAGATGTAATCGACCCTTTGGGGAAACCCTTGTACTTCCGTACCAAAAGCGCGATCTGATTCGCTGTATAGTGTTTAACAGCGTCCGGGTACTGCTGTGCGGACAAAGAATCAGCGAAGGTCAACATCCTATCAAAATCCCGGTTGCGTAAATAGCCACCGAGCTTTCGACAATGGATGTCTCCTTCATGGGAAGCAAACAACTTAGAGAGAAAAAC